CCGAGTGGCGCGTAGGTGTTGTTCAGCGACATAAACCCTTTTTCGATTTCCTCAGCTGGGTAGCTGATACCGTTCATCACAACGCCGTCCGGCAGCGTTGCAGACGGCACGATTATCTTGTCGCGCCCGTTGCGCCGCTCACGACGGATACTGGCCATGTTGGCCATTGTGCGAATGTTGACGCGAACATGCTTGCCCATCAATAGTCTCCTATTTCGTCAATCGGACCATGGCCCGTTGTGTCACGAATTTCATCAATTGTATACACTTCGTCTAGCAACTTCTGGTTAATTGCTGCCATTTTGTCGGCGCGATCTATTTTCAAGCCCACGCTGGCCTCGGTCAGGTCCGACCAATAAATGTACCAGTCCTGCTCAGGTAAAACGCGAACGGTCTCAAGTTTTTTGACCAACGCCATGATTGTGGGACGTGCTGTATTGGTCCGCCGTGCCATGTTGGTCCGGGACCACTCGTCGGCATCTTCAGTGCTGGCACGCTCGCCCGATTGCGACCCGACCAGAACCTTGAGCGGAATACCGATAGACGCTGCAAAGCCCTGCAACGCCACATTAAAAAATTCTTCAGGTTGCGGCAGGGTAACGCCCAACGTCTTGGCCTTCATGCCCTGCAACATCAACATTGCGTCAAAGCCTTTGTTAAAGTCTTCAACCTGTTCGTTCATTTTGTCGGCCATTTCGTCAACGCCGACGCCCATACCTTTTGCCATGTCTGCGATTGATACATCCGCGTCGGTTTCCATGATTGGCGCACTCTTGGCATTTTTCCAAAAGCCCTCACCGCCCGCGCCGCTGATCTTTTCCATGTCGATCAGGTTATTGAATCCTGGTTCAAGTATAGAGTGATTATGGACTGTCCCGTCCTTGGACCAGATCAGCACGCGGTCGGGGTGCAATTCAAAGCTGCGGTTTTTGGCTTGGCGATCCGAATTGTCACCAACCGCCGATTCATTAAAACCAAACATTGTTGGCTCGCCATAAGTCGGCGACATCTCGTCCGTGTCCCATGACGACACTGTGAGCTGACCGGCCCACGCAGGGATAACATCGACCAGCCCATCAAGCCCGCCAGGCACCGTATCAACCGGCTCAAGAAATCGTTTATCGTCGGCGTAGCGCAGGATCAGACCGGAATAACCGCCGACCATCGAGCGGCGGTCTGCCTCGGCCAACTTCTGCCACAGTCGCAAGTCGTCAAACTTTTGCCGGATTTCACTTTCGCCATATGTTTCTTTGGCGTCCTTGTTTTCCCACAGCTCAGGATTATCCTGCCACGTCTTGAGTATGGTCTGCTCAATGCCAGCGAACGCTATGCCGTTGCGCAAATATCGCTGGTACGCTGCGTCAAAATCAACATGATCGGGATAGCCAAAATCTTTATTGTGGTCGTGTTTGGCGTTCTGGAAATATCCTGGAAACATCGCACTGATGCGACGGGCTGCGTTCAAGATGTTCATCGGTTTTTCTTTCGCAGGAATATACCGGCTGATGGCTGTTTCATGACGGAAATCAATGGTTCAACCGCATAGCGCGTAGAATCCCAGCCGTGGTTATGCGCGTCAATGATCTTTGTGCCCACGTCGCCTGCATCATTTACCTTATAGCTGTAAAGCCGCGCTTCCTGTTGCATATTAACACAGTCTGGATGAATTACAATACGCGCAAAGCTGCGAAGGTATGCAATACCGTCCTCGATGCTGCCCGGCCACTTGCGCACAGATGCAGCTAAGGGCAACCCGTGTCGTTTTAGGTGGCTGATCGCGGCGGGGCTGGCGCTGTCCCATCGGCTCAGTTGACGCTCAAAGCCGGGGATCGCTGATTTGACTGCGGATGGTGTGTCGTCATATTCCAGTCCCTTGCCAAACATCTCGCGCCTGATCCAGATGTCAGGGCCGCTGATCCAGACCTCAACAGCCGCAGTCGGGTCTTGCGAATAGCCAAAATCACCGCCGAAATACGGACCATCCCAATCATCGCCTGGGTCAAAGTCTTCAACATGCACTTTACTGTGAAAGACTTGCGCATTGCTGTTTTGCAGATAGGCACCATCCCAAACGTGGGCATATGTGCCGGGGTCCAGCCGCTCTTGCTCTCGCCTGCGCAGATTTTCCAACCCTTCAGGGAAGAAAGGATTGTCGGCCCAATTAACTTCGACCACGATTGCGGAGTCGGGCGGGTCTTGCCGGAACCGCTTGTCAACTGGGCTGGATTCGTCGCGGGGGTTCCACAATGTCCATATCTCAGACTTAGGCTGTCGGAACACAGTGGCTTCTAACGCCAGCCAACCGCTTTCAGGTATATCTTCAGCTTCCTCGATTATTGTCAGATCAATCTTGGCAAGTGACTTTATGGATTGCTCGTTGCGGCGCAGTCCCTTGAATATGAACTCAGTCCCGTTCACGCCTTTGATGTAATCGACACCAACGTCGTAATGGGCAGAAAGGAACGGGGTGGACCCTATGGCAAATTTCAATTCAGCGTGGAAGCTGTCTTTGATGCTGGCCTGGAACTCTCGCACGCAAAGAACCCTCATCCTGTCGGCATAGCCCCACACGGCAGCCATCAGGGCGGAGCTGTATGACTTGCCCGCCCCTCGACCACTGAACAGCGCACGGTAGCTAACAGAGCCTCGTGGTGCTGCAAAGACCGGCACCAGCTTTTCCGGCAATTTAATCGTCGTGCTGGTCATCAGACTTTGCAGCTTCGATCACGATCCGCGTTGGTGTCATGCTTTTGTCGCTTGACGTGTTATCAACCACACTTTTCTCTGTCCAACCGGCAACTCTACCCAACACGAATTTTGCAGCATCTAGGCTATTATCGGTCAAGCTGTCGACCAGCACTCGGATAGCGTCACCTTTCAGCCGTTCACGCCCGGTCATTATTTCGTATCGAAAATGTTTGCGCAGCGTGTCGTCATGCAAATTCAGGCATCCTGCGATCTTTTCAATAGGCGTTCCTGCCATAACTGCGCGCTCAACAAAAATGCGGTCAGTGTCGCTCGGCATGTAGAGTTTCCCCCTCGCCATCAATCCCACCCGCTCAGTCGCTGTTGAGGCTGCTCAACTTTCACTTGGTCGACAATGTCAAAATCCTTAAACGCGCCATAGCTATCGGCAGACGGTTGTGCAAAATGATAATCTACAACCTGCTTGAGGTATCCGCCGATCGGGCTTCCCTCGCTCAACTCATAAAACTCAATCCTCGCGTTCAAATTCAAGTTCATCGACGTGCGCACCGCCACACTAAAATCCTCGTTTTCCAGCAATATAAATTTGGCGTGAAACCGAGCCAAGCGAACACTGTCATGCCCAAACTTATCTAGCAGGCTGCGGTAGTATTTTCCCTGACGTGCCGGAAAACTGCGGTCCACAAGCCAACGCATTGTCAGAATATTTTTGTCGCTAAACATGTCAAACGCTTGTTTGATTTCTGCGACAGCTGCTGTCCATGTCCCGATATCAATTCGACACGGACCGATTTCCATCGATACGTGGCGCAGAATGTCGATCATGGAAAAGTCACCCTTGGTCATCCCAAAAATATCACATCCTTTAGTGATAGGTCCGATACAGCGGACTGCACTTTCGCCCCGCGTTCCGTGCCGAAACTCGCGCGTCACATTATAACGTCTGACACTTTCGGCGTTAACATCAGGTCGAGGTCCCATCGGCATCATGGCTTTTCCTTTACGGTCGATAGTGCTAAGGTAACAGCTTCCTGCGCTAATTCAATATCATCCTGAACGGCAACTGCTCGTTTGACTGGCAACCAGCCCGCGACGTACCGCAGACCAGCCTTTTCAAGAATGCGCGCCTTGCGTGGGCGGGTGAGTGTCACGCCTCAAACCTCCCTGATCGAGCAGTCGATGCGCTCAAGGTAATCTTCGGCTTCCTCGTCTTCTTCGCGCGGATTTGTGTCTATCTGCCAAGTCTCCGCGACCCATTCGACAAAATCATCATAATCGGACTTGTCGATGTGGTACGCCTGGTTGCTCTGGTCGTAGCTAACAACGTATGTAGCGCCGCTGATTTTTGACGCTTCACCGTCGCGCCATTTGCCTTCGTGGTTCAGTGCGAAATCGGTCATTTTGTTTCTCCCGTGGGCCGCGACTATCGCCGCCCTATAATAATAAATTACCATAACGTGTTACGCATTGCAAGCGTTATCTGCGTCAATCATTTGGTAGGTGCGACGCCCACTCCAGCCCCTTCAGAATGGCCTGCACACGGGCCATATCCGGCTCAGGCTCTAACAGCAGCCGGACAGCCTTAGACAGTGCGTCACGCTGCTCTGCGACATCAGACAGCGCGTCACGCTCAGCTTCAAGCGCATCAATTGCTTCATCCTGCCAGCGGCGCAAGTCGTCCAGTTCATCCCAGACCCAATCCAGCGTGGGCCAGCGTTCTCGGTGACGCGATGTGTTGTCCGTGTTCAGGCGGGCCAATGCGGCCAGGTTGTCAAATCCGTTGCGGGGCATTTTCATTACGTTCCTCCGGTTGTGCAGTTTACGAAATCTAGCGGATCGTGCCAGTAACATCCAACACAGGTTCCTCTATAGTCAGTAGATCCTTTTGAAACAGGGACATGAAACCCGAGTTGCGTCGCATCAAATCTGATGTTTGTGCTCTTGCATCGGTTGCAATGTGTTCTTTTAGCGTCGTTTACTGCCTTGGACAGCGGTTGAAATTCGTCACAGGTCTCCACGGGTTTGAAATTGTGCTTTCTCCCGTCCTTATGATCCATTTCCAAGTTGCTGCTTATCGCCAAAACGACGCAAGGTTTACCCTTGTGATAATCATAGACTTCGGCTGCAATGGTCCCATCAAAAGACAATTCAGCCCAGCCTGCGGTCGCCACAGAAATAATACTTCCTTGCGGCCCCTTTCGTTTCACCAGTTTGTATTTTTTTGCCAATGACCCATCGTCGCGCGCCCAGGCGCTGCCGTTGCCGAAAGAAGGGAGTCCGTGCAGATGAAATTCAGAAACATTCAACGGGTCACTGTGCCCATGCTTGTCTGGTTGAACTGTTTTTTCAAACCTGTCGGCGTGACTACCTGTCTTGAATGTTATATCCTTTGGGTTTTTATGCGCCATAACCGTATCCCTTCAAAGAGTCGAACATTATCTGCTGATCCAGAACGTCCACGCAGAAGTAACTAGAGCTGAACGTGATCTTGTTTTCGCTGTTGTCCTGGTTCATGAATTTCATCCGTTCTTCGAACATCAAGAGTTGGAGAGTGATATTTCGGAACACCTGTTTTGGTGCAGCGTCGTTCAACCATGTGTTACTCATTATGAGCGCGAAAGGTTTGCCCAACTCGATGGCGCGTTCAAAGATGCCGCGTTTGTTTGTAAACGGGGGGTTTGATACCATCACGTCCCAATCCAGAGGTGCATGCGTGTAGAAGTCCTGCCCTTCGTTGATATGTGAACGAACTACGTTGAAACCCTCAGACTCCAACACTTTGACAAAATTACTGGTTGCCTCATCAAACGGACACCATATCGTCTTTCCCTTGAATTTTTCCAAATGTGGCACCAACGCCCTCACGGCATATTCCGGCGTGTAGCATTCGTCGTTGTCACCGGCGTTGTAGAGCACCTTGGCACTGGATATTTTGGCACGTTCATGTGGGATGATCTCAGGCACCACCGTAGGGTTGGCCTTGTAGGCCCGCACAGCATCCTCGACCTTTTGCCTTGTGGGACGTTCGTGCTGTTCCGTCACCTGCCCCCATACGTGCACCGCTTCGGCGTCAGAAAGCCGGGTCAGAGGTCTGACTTGAGACTCATTTGATGGAAGGATTTTGTCGCCCAAAGAGCTGTTTTGGGCGACATTTTCTATGG